CCCCCCAGCACTTTGAATAAGAATCGCACTCATTAGACTGTTATCCCGCCCAGTTGTCAAACTGTATTTATCCACCGCTCGTTAGGGGCGGCATTGGCGGAGGTGTCGGTCATTAATTGGCACCCTTGCTCACAGAAGTTAGGACGTGTTCCCAAAACGAACCTTTGAGTACAACGTCTGCGCTGCTAATGTGAGATAGCTCAAACTCGGCAGCCTGAATATCAATCACGTCACAGCCAAGAATTGCCGCGTATTGAAGTTCTGCCTCAATGGAGGTATGAGATCCCACCGCACGAAGGCGGTCTCTGTCACGAAAAGCTTCCCGAATCACTGGCCCATCACCCAACAAACTTTCAAGACGCGCGAATAAGACTCGGAGAAGAGGAACATACTTTGTTGTTAAACGCAGCGAATCGACCAACCCACGGAGCCAAGCCTTTTGCTTGAAAGGACGTCTTTTGGTGACCGACCAGAAAGTTTTGGAAAGCACCCGCCCAGGATTTGGACCAAACACTCTACCATTTACTGTTCGCCAGAAGAACCCACTACAGAATGTAGCGGTGTCCCAGTCGCCACTCACGTCCTGCGTCAGCCGGAATCCCAGCTTCTTGAATACGCGGTGAGCGACGGCGGTTACACGTGCACGTTTATTAGGTTGGATGGCAACCACTGAGTCGTCTCCTAAGAGAAAACGCGGTATTCATTGCGCTTAAGGCCACATTTCTTCAAAACATACCTCCACGCAACGGCCAAAATCGTACTGTTGCCCAAAGTCGTGTCACCATCACCTGATGACACTTGACCTAAGCGACTGTATTTCAATCCGTTCTTCGTCTTACCCTTATGCACTGATCCACGTAGTCCCATCAAGGCCCGGAGGTCTTTAGGAGCTTTCATGGCTTCGCAGCAGGTGGCCCAAGCACCTAGGGGTGCTGTGCCAATGGAACCGTCATAGAGCTCGAGATCAAAACACAACGGGATCAAGCCCATTGTCTCGGCTTCAGACGCCCACGCACCCAGTTCTTCTGCCGACGAACCAGAGCAATAAAACACGTCGCTATTACTATCTAGCAAACGCGCCATCGCTTTGGACGCCGTCCAGAACCAGGGCCCCATTATGACTTTGGCCGCGTCGGACCGACCTTGAATCAGTCTCGGTTTGCGGTCTAAGTGAAAGTCATAGATATAGGAGCATGGCATCCGTTCGACTTTAATGAATGCAGCCATTTCCATATCGCGGCGGTTAAGCCACGGGTAATCGCCACGAGCACTAAAGATTTCGTTCCGCGTCACGGAAAGCCGTTCCCGCACGGAACCCGAAAACCTCCCAACCCATCCTTCAAAAGAAGTATCAGGGTCGTACACAAACAATGGATCACGGTTCACGCAATCACTCAGTTCCACGAAGAGTGGCAAGAGTGGGGACCATGCTCTGTTGTGCGCGGGAATGTCTTCACCCCAGATAACGCGGGGGTTGGCTACACGTGCTTTGACAGCTTGTACCTCGTTATGGTAACACGACCTAAAAATGAGTGGTGTGCTTCCATACAGGCGCGGCCCTACTGGCCACAGTGCATCTCGACCGATGCATTCGGGCTTCACGGGTGGTTCAGTCAAAGTTACATTCGCTCCCCCACCTGGGAAAGAAATGCCTCCTTCATCACAACAGACCGCTGGTACAGCAGAATGCACGTCTGATTGTGCAACTGCCCACAGCGTATCACCTATGGCACCAGGTTTCAAACCGAAGTTTGATACCGACCTCATAAAAAGGTCTAAAAGGGGTGGGACTGACTCACTCGCCGCTTGAAGCAGCTTCCTCTCCTTGCGAACTTTTGCACGCTCACTCAGAGCGGCAGCAGAACGCCGTTGGAATTTGGAGTCAAGTGTCTTGGCCCTGGTTGATTCAACAACACGGTTCGGTCTCACGACCATTTTGACTTTATCCGTAGTCTGCGGAGGATCTTGCGATCCAGGTTCGGATTGTAACATCTTGGTGTTTCGCCGAGGGGACTCCACGTTCAGTGTCACACAAAGTCACTTGCCATCTCGTTAGATTAGGCGAAGAGTTTGGTGAGGCTGTCGTGGGCGCCCTTGCCGGCAGGGGGTTTCAGTGGTCAAGGAGTGCATTTTCAGTGCAACGGTGCTCCTAAAACTACCTACAAATCCTCTGGCGCCCTACATGCCTGCGCCAAGGAAAGCGTGTAACTAACGCTAACTCTATG